TTATACGTTGCCAGAAGAGCAGGCATAGGAATAAACGCAGGACGTATCAGAGGTATTAATTCTAAAATTAGAGGTGGGGAGGTTCAACACACTGGAGTCATTCCGTTCCTAAAAAAATTCGAAAGCACTGTGAGATGTTGTACACAGAATGGTGTGCGTGGCGGAAATGCAACCGTACACTTTCCAATATGGCACCAAGAGATTGAAGACATACTTGTACTAAAAAACAATAAAGGTACAGAAGACAACAGAGTAAGACGTATGGACTATTCGATACAGATTAGTAAAATGTTCTATGAAAGATTTATTAATGAAGAAGATATCACTTTGTTTTCACCACACGAAGTTCCAGGATTATATGATGCGTTTGGTACAGATAAATTTGATGCATTGTATAAAAAATATGAAAAAGATAAATCAGTTCCTAAAAAAACTATTGCGGCACAAGAACTGTTTGCAGACTTATTAAAAGAGAGAGCAGAGACTGGTAGAATCTATATAATGAATATAGACCATTCAAACGCACACTCAAGTTTCAAAGATAAAGTATCAATGAGTAATTTATGTCAAGAAATTACATTACCTACAACGCCTATCAAAGGCATAGATGATCCTGAAGGTGAGATAGCATTGTGTATTCTATCAGCAATAAATGTAGGCAGTCTTAAATCATTAGACGAATTAGAAAATTTATGTGACTTGGCTGTAAGAGCATTAGATGAAATTATAGAATTACAAGATTACCCAGTTAAGGCGGCAGAACTATCTACTAAATCCAGACGTTCTTTAGGCATTGGATACATTGGTTTAGCACACTATCTCGCGAAGAATGGTGTTAAGTATTCAGATCCAAAGGCGTGGGAATTAGTAGACAGACTTTCAGAAGCATTCCAATATTACTTGTTAAGAGCAAGTTGTGATCTTGCAGATGAAAAAGGTAAATGTGATGGGTTTGAAGGCACAAAATACGCAGATGGTTTATTACCAATTGACCATTACAAGAAAGAAGTTGACGAAATTGTACCACACAAACAAAGAATGGCATGGGAAAGTCTAAGAAAAGATATAGGCAAATATGGATTAAGACATTCAACATTGTCGGCTCAGATGCCTTCAGAAAGTTCTTCCGTTGTTAGTAACGAAACAAACGGCATAGAGCCACCAAGAGCATTACTATCAATTAAGAAATCTAAAAAAGGTCCACTGAAACAAATAGTGCCAGGTTTCCCTACATTAAAAAATGCATACACTTTGTTATGGGATATGGGTTCAAATGATGGATACATTAAAGTCGTTGCTATGATGCAAAAATATTTTGACCAAGCAATATCAGGCAACTGGTCATACAATCCATTACAATATGAAAACAATGAAGTACCATTATCTGTAATGGCGCAAGATATGTTAAGTGCGTACAAATATGGTTGGAAGACATCCTATTATCAAAACACTTATGATTTCAAAGGCGAAGAAGAAGATTTACAACCTTCGGGCATTGATGCAGAAAAATATGTAAATGGTGAAGCACACGTAAACGGCGAAGCACACGTAAATGGTGAAGCACACGTAAATGGTGAAGCCAAAATAGAACAACAATTACAGGATTTAGAAGATGGCGAGTGTGAAGCCTGCACAATTTAGATAATTAATACGTTATGGCAAAAACAGTTTTTAATAGAGAAGATATTGATTTTACAAAAGAACCTATGTTCTTTGGTGCAGATCAAAATGTGCAGAGATATGATGTATTCAAGTATCCGCAGTTTGATAAACTAAACCAAACAATGTTAGGATACTTTTGGAGACCTGAGGAAGTGTCTTTACAAAAAGATAGAGCAGACTTTCAAACATTCAGACCAGAACAAAAACACATATTCACATCTAATTTAAAGTATCAAACACTATTAGACAGTGTACAAGGAAGAGGACCATGTTTAAGTTTCCTACCATATGTTTCTAATCCTGAATTAGAAGGATGTATTGTTACTTGGGACTTCTTTGAAACAATTCATTCTAGAGCATACACACACATAATGAAGAATGTTTACCCTGATCCTGCTGAAGTATTTGACACTATTCTTAACGATGATGAAATTTTAAAAAGAGCAGTATCAGTCACACAGAACTATGACAAGTTCAGTGAAATGGCACAGGACTACACAGTCAAAGGAAAAGGCAATATAGATGAATTGAAAAAACAATTATATCTAGCAATGGTCAATGTTAACCTATTAGAAGGTTTAAGATTTTATGTATCATTTGCTTGTACATTTGCGTTTGGTGAATTAAAACTTATGGAAGGTTCTGCAAAACTACTTTCATTAATTGCTAGAGATGAAGCAACACACTTAAACCTATCCACACACGTTATCAAAGCATGGCAAAAAGGTGACGACAAAGGCATGAGCAAAGTTATAAAAGGTCTTGATAAAACTGTGATTGAAATGTTTAAGAAGTGTGTTGAAGAAGAAAAGGCTTGGGCAAAACACTTATTCAAAGATGGTTCTATTATAGGACTTAACGAAAGATTACTAGGTACGTATGTAGAATGGATTGCAAACAAAAGATTAAGAGCATTAGGTTTCGATCCACTTTATGATGTAGGTGCAAATCAAAATCCTCTTCCGTGGACACAGCACTGGTTATCATCAAAAGGTCTTCAAGTTGCTCCACAGGAAACAGAAGTGGAATCATACATTGTTGGTGGTATCAAACAAGACGTACAAAAAGGACAATTCAAAAAATTCTCACTATAATGATTACCTACGAAGGAATGAATGGATTGGAAGTTTTATACACAATCCTATTTGTTGAATGGGACAAAGGACTTTGGGGAATCATAGTACTTGGTTTAATCTTTGCATTAGTATCATTAATCACAGACGACAACTTCCAAAAATATATCAAGCACTTCAATCAAGACCTTTGATTGACTTTTAATCCTAAAGAAGTTAAAATAAGTTATGCCCAAATATAATTTGATATGTAAAAACGATCATGAATTCGAAGGCTGGTTTGACAGCGAAAAATCATATCTAAATCAAAAGAAAAAAAGATTAGTGGCTTGTCCTATCTGTGACAATATTTCAATTAGGAGAGCAATAATGGCTCCTAATGTCAGCAGTAAAACCAAAGCCAAAGGTAAAAAAAGTAATCAAGCATTCTTCAATAGTAGGTCAGCATTTAAACATTTAAAAACGTGGGTTGAAAAAAACTGTGAAAACGTTGGAGATAACTTTGCCCAGGAGGCTCGTAAAGCGTCTTTGGGAGAACGTGATGACCATATATACGGTAAAGCAACCGACAAAGAAATAAAAGAACTACATAACGAAGGAATAGGAGCAATAGAGTTACCAGATGTCAAAGATCACTAAAGCAGTTGTTTGGAGCAACGTTGGATGTTCATACTGTGAACAAGCCAAAAACTTACTCAAATCAAAAAATATTGAGTATGAAGAAAGAAATATTGCACATGGAACTTGGACTGTACAACAGTTGCAAGAAGCAGTACCAGGTGTAAGAACAGTCCCACAAATATTTGTAGATGATGCATATGTTGGTGGATATCAAGAATTAAAAACACTTCTAGAAAAGGAATCAAATGAATGATATTAATGCAAATGATACCGTATCAATCAAGTTAATGAGCGGAGAAGAAATTGTTGCAAGATTTATTGAACATGATAATGATTACATTACAATTCAAAGACCTATGGCAATAGTTAACCTACCAAGTGGAGTTGGTTTAGGACCATTCATGTTTACTGTGCCACAACATGGCGAATACAAAATAGTAAAGAATAATGTTGTGACCTGGGCAAAGACAGAAATAAACATGGCTAAGAAATATGGTGAAGGAACAACAGGTTTAAAATTATCTTAATGTCTAAAATAATAGGTGTAGATGTTGATGGAGTATTACTCAAATGGGAAGAAGCATTTGATAACTTCATGGCTGGACAAGGTTTAACAAAGAAAGATCAAGGTCATTTTGATCTACGTAAACACTATCCAGAAGTACCAGCAGACGCATTAAACACATATATTTCTGTGTTCAACGAAAGTGCCTATATGAGATATTTAGAGCCTATGGATGGTGCTGTAGAGTATGTCAAAAAGTTAGCAGATGAAGGTTACAGGTTTTCAGTGATCACATCACAAACTTTAGACAAAGTGGCAAACAGAGCAAGGGAAGATAATCTTAAGGAAGTTTTTGGTGATGTATTCGAAGACTTCACATTTTTGGAAACAGGTCAAGGCAAATATTTTGCTCTCCAAAAATTTGATATAGGAACAATTTGGATAGATGACAAACCCGACAATGTTGAATCTGGCAAGGTTTTGGGTTTGGTACCAATAATACTTGACCTACCACACAATAGAAGTTATAATAATAAACAAATGAACATCCAACGAGCAAACAGTTGGAAAGACATTTATGATATCATAAAGGAGAAACACAATGTCACAAACACATGACGAAATAAAAACAGCCTTTGAAAGTTATATCGCTGAATCAGAAGCCTTTGAAACAAAAGGTGTAAAAGCGGCGGCGGCGAGAGCAAGAAAGGCTCTTGGCTTACTAGGTAAGGCTACGAAGTTAAGAAGAAAAGAAATACAAGAGAAGAAAAACTCTATGTAATCATTCCGAATGGTTGCTTGATTTTAACAGTCAAGCAACCGTTCTTTTCACGATTTGTATAAATATTATCCTAAGGAAACAAAAGAAAACATATGGCAACAGGTAAAGTTAAATGGTTCAATTCTGCTAAAGGTTTTGGATTTATAACACCAGACATAGAGGGCAAGGACGTCTTTCTTCATATATCAACACTTAAAGCGGCAAACCTTAAAGAGGTTATTGACGGTGAAGTGATTGAGTACGAACTTAAAGAGTTCAGAGGAAGAGAAGTTGCTACCGATATCAAAGTTCACAGATAATCTCCATTGACAGCAAACTGATAATATGCTATGTTTATAACATGGCAATTAAAGTTAAAAAAGACAAAATGGTTATCACAGACTTCCATCACTATTGGAAAAGTAAAACTGACAAAGGTCATGAGTTTACTTTTGCTCATGGTAAGGGGGACTTCAAAGACGTTAAGACATTTACCATAACCGTTGAACACAACGACAAAGTTAGAAGCAAAGATGGTAGATGGTCTCCAGTCAAGTCTTGACAAACACATAAAAATCTGTTTAAATACACTGTAGACGTTGAAGTGTGAGGAATAAACATTTAGGACGTCGGGGCAGTACCGACCACCTCCACCAAA